AATGACGGTCCTGCGCGTACCCAGTCCTCGCCACACACCGACCGGTGGGGAGGATCGCCGGGAGCGGGTGGCCGCGCTCAAGCGCTGGGTGAACGATGACGGCCACCTCGTCGCCTACGTCCACCTGCCCGACGCCGTCCACAAGTACCGCTCCCTGGGCAAGGCGCAGCCGCTGGTGACGGCGGACCTCCCGACCGGTGAGCTGGCGCTGGAGACGTCGTCGGTCCGCTGGTCCCGGCTCGAGCTTCCCGACGAGCCCTGGCCGCTGCCGAACCCGCTGGGCGTGGTGCCGGTCGTGCCGCTGCCGAACCGCCCACGGCTGTCGGGTCGCTCGTGGTCGGTCGCCGGGGTGCTGGTGCGCCTCGACAGGCGGTCGGAGATCGCCGCGGTGATGAGCAACCAGGACGCCATCAACAAGTATCGGGCCGACGCCCTGGTGGCCTCGGAGTTCGCGGCCTTCCGGCAACGCTGGGCGATCGGCATCGACATCCCGGTCGACCCCGAGACGGGCCGTCCCATCGAGCCCTTCAAGCCCGCCGTCGACCGGCTGTGGACGTTCCCCCGACCCGACCCCGAGGACCCCAACCAGGCCTTCCCGCAGGTCGGCGAGTTCGCGGCGACCGACCTCCTGCCCTACAAGCTGATGATCGAGACCGAGGTCGGCCACATCAGCTCCATCTCCCGCATCCCGTACCACTTCTTCCTCGGCCAGCCACAGGCGATCCCGCCAAGCGGCGAATCCCTGAAGTCGTCGGAGGCGGGGCTCGTGCGCAAGGTCGGGCGCATCGCGCTCCACCTGGGCGAGGGCTGGGAGGAGGTCATGCGCCTGTGCCTCCTGGCCATGGGCGACAGCCGCGGCCACATCCGCTCCGCGGAGACGATCTGGCGCGACCCCGAGACCCAGAACGAGGCGGTGCGCACGGACGCCGTGCTCAAGCAGTTCCAGGCAGGCGTCATCGACCTCGAGTCGGCGCAGGAGCAGCTGGGCTACTCGCCCGAGCAGGTGCGCCAGATGCGCGAGCGACGCGCCGCCGAGCCCCTGCCTCCGGTCGCACCCGTCCCTGACACCTCCACCCCGATCGGCGCCGGGTTCACCGACGCCGTCACCAGCACCGGAGCGGTACCATGAGCGACAGCACCAGCGCGACCAGCGGCCAGGAGCCGGGCGCGCAGCCCCAGGCGGGCACGACCACATCGGAGTCCACGACGCAGGCCCAGGCGGCCGCCGGGACGACCGACCAGCCCACCAGCACCGTGGACGTCGCCGTCCTTCAGCGCGAGCTGGCCGAGGCTCGACGCGAGGCGGCCAAGCACCGCACGGACCTGCGGAAGGTCACCGACGCCCAGCTCTCGGAGTCCGAGCGGCTCCAGCGTCGCGTGACCGAGTTGGAACAGGAGCGCCAGGAAGCGCAGGCCCGGGACCGGGAGCGGGCGATCCGTCTGTCCGCCCTGGAGGCGGCGGGCAGGCTCGGCTTCCGTGATCCGGATCTCGCCGTCCGACTGGTCGACCCCTCGGCCGTGGAGACCAAGGACGACGGCACGCCCAAGAACGTCGAGCGGCTCCTCGCCGAGGTGCTCGCCCGTTCGCCCTACCTCGCCCGACCCGGCGCCTCTGCCGACTTCGGTGGCGGCAACCGGGGAGCCGGTCCCGCCGGCACCGACATGAACAGCCTCATCCGCCGCGCCGCCGGGCGCACCTGACAAGGAGAACCCCATGCCGCCCGTCTACAACAGCGCCATCGATCGCAGCGACGTCGGGGCCCTCATCCCCGAGGACGTCTCGCGCACGATCATCCAGGGCCTGCCGGCATCGTCGGTCGCCCTGTCGTCCTTCCGCCGCGCCACGATGAGCCGCGCCCAGCAGCGGCTGCCGGTGCTCTCGGTCCTGCCCGTGGCCTACTGGGTGGACGGCGACACCGGGCTGAAGCAGACGACCGAGCAGAACTGGGCTAACAAGTACCTCGACGCCCGGGAGCTGGCGGTCATCGTGCCCATCCCCCAGGCGGTCCTGGATGACGTCGACTTCGACATCTGGGGCGAGGTGCGGCCGCGCCTCATCGAGGCCTTCGGCGTGAAGATCGACGCCGCGGCCATCTTCGGCACCGACAAGCCCGCCGGCTGGCCGGATTCCATCGTCGACGCGGCGGTGGCGGCGGGGAACGTGGTCGAGGTCGGGGAGTCCACCGGCGATATCGCGGCGGACGTCAACCTCGTGATGGGCAAGGTCGAGGAGGACGGCTTCGACGTCAACGGCTTCTGGGCCCGGCGAGGCATGAAGGCCGCCTTCCGGGGCCTGCGGGACGACAACGGCCAGCCCATCTTCCAGCCCTCCCTGGTGGCCGGCACCCCGGGCACCCTGTACGGGGAGTCCATCCTCTACCCGAGCAACGGCGCCTGGGACGCCACCCAGGCGGACCTCATCGCGGGCGACACCAGCGCGGCAATCCTCGCGGTCCGCCAGGACATCAGCTACAAGCTCCTGACCGAGGCGGTCATCAGCGACGCGGACGGCAAGGTCATCCTCAACCTCGCGCAGCAGGACGCCGTGGCCATGCGCGCCGTCATGCGCGTCGCGTTCCAGGTGGCCAACCCCATCAGCCTCCAGGCACCGAACGCGGCCAATCGGTTCCCGTTCGCGGTCCTGGCACCCGCGGCCCCGTGAGCCGATGGGCCTCCTGACCGTGGCGGAGCTCCGGGAGCACGTGGAGACGTCGCTCCCGGACTCCGCGCTGGAACGCATCCTCGCCGGCGGCGAGCTGGTCATCGCCCAGTGGGCGGGGCCGCTCTCGTTCGACGAGGACGGCCTGATCGTCGAGGTGACCGACGTCGCCTCGGCACCGGGCCGGACGCTGCTGCGCCTGCGCCAGGTGCCGACCGCGATCGCGAGCGTCGTGGACATCCACGTCGGCATAGAGACCGAGGTGGACGCCTCGGAGTACCGGATCGAGGAGCGATACCTGCGGCGGCTGGCGATGGCGCTGTGGGGCGAGTGGACGCGCGTCACGTACACGCCGATCGACGACTCCGCGGTCCGCCGGACGGTGCTCGTCCAGCTCTGCCAGCTGGAGCTGAACGTGCAGCCGGGGATGGCCTCGCAGGGTGCGGGTCCATGGTCCGAGTCGTATGGCAAGTACCTGCGCCAGCGCAACGAGCTGCTGCGCGCGATCCGCCCCGCGGACCCGCCCACGCCCAGGGCGGTCCCCTACAGCACGGCGAGGGCCTGACGATGCGCTTCCGCACGCGCGTCGCGATCCAGTCCCCCGTCGAGGCCCGCGACCCCGCCGGCGGGGTGACCTACACCTTCGAGACGATCGAGGACCTGGCGTCGATCGCCGCGACGATCATGCCCGCGGTCGAGGAGTCCCGCGACCCCGAGCTCATCACCGTCGAGGACCGCTACGACATCGTGCTGGCCGGGCACCATCCCGAGGTGCGCCCGGAGATGGTCGTGCTCGACGGGCTCGCGGTCTACGACATCGTCCGGGTCGCGGCCACGCTGGGTCGTCGAGAGACGGTCCTCGTCGCGCAGCGGGTGGCGATCTGATGCGCGTCGTCGATGGGTCAGTCGGCGTCCTTGTTGCGGAGCTTCGCCGCTTGGACCGCCTCGCGATACTGGTCCCGAGCGAGGTCCTCGCTCTGCTCAGCTTCGCCGGCCTCGCTGGCGGAGATCTCCGACTCGGTCACCCTGAGTTTGGCAGTCCGTTCGGCGGCCACGGCGGTACCGGCTGCCGAGACCTCGACCGCGGTCGCGGCCTCGACGGAGATCGAGGCCGCTTCAGCGGTCGCCTTTGCCGCGTCCGTCGCCTCGGCCGCGGCTTCGGCCGCATGCTCGGCGGCGAGCTTGCTCTTCTGGGCCACCGCCGCTGTTCGCTCGGCCTCGCGCCACTGCCGCAGGGTGTCAGGCACCGAGTCCTTACCAGCGGAGACAACTTCGTGCTCGGGCGCCATGCTGGCCATCCTCCGTATGTCGCGGTGTCGGCGACGCGCCTGTCAATCGGAACGTCGGCGCGGCAATTCTATACCGCTGGTACGCCATGAAAAGAGCGTGGCGAATCACCAACATCGTCGGCCGTCGCGGTCGCGTGATGGCGACCAGGTTCCGGGCGACGCTCGAGGACGGCCCGGCGCTGGCACAGGCACTGGCCCGCCTCGACGACGCTGTCCGGGTGAAGGCATCCAAGGACGCGCTATTCGTTGCCGGCACGGTGATTGCGGAGGAGTGGCAGGGTCGCGTGCCCGTCCTCGATGACGACTACCAACGCTCCCTGGGGGGCGCCGCCAAGGCGGGCAAGACGAAGGCCGGCGCCTCCGGCTCGGTCGCGCCGCGGAAGGTGCCCGGGCTCGATGACGGTGACCAGCCGTTCGCCTACGCCGCGCGGCTCGAGTTCGGCGATGCCGACCGTCCCGCCGAGCCGTCGGCAAGGCCGGCCTTCGACACCGCCCGGGAGCGGGCCGTCCAGGCGGCCGGCGACGTGCTGGCCAAGGCCGCCGAGGGGGTGACGCGGTGACGCTCGGCGACGGGCTGTACACCCACCTCTCGTCGGTGCTGTCGGTCGGCGATCGCGTGTACCCGCTGACCCTGCCCCAGGGGGCCGTCCTGCCCGCCGTGACCTACCAGCTGGTCGGCGGCGAGGGACCGCTCCACAGCCATGGCGACGCCAACCACGGCGCGGACCCCTCGTTCCACCGGTCGCGGCTCCAGCTCGCCTGTTGGGCGCCCTCGGCCCGTGCAGCGGATCTGCTCGCGGCGGAGGTCGAGACCGCCGTGGACGGCTTCACCGGGACCTGGGGCACCGTCCCGGTCGCCTCGGCGCTCGTGGACACCTCGATCGACGACTGGCGCCAGGACGTCGGGAGGTACCGGCGGATCGTCGACGTGCTCGTCCAGTGGACCCGCATCCCATGACCACCCATCCCGCAAGGAGGAACCATCGATGAGCGAAGCCATCGGCACCCTGGGCACCACGCTGAAGCGCGGGCTCCAGGCCATCGCGCAGGTCCAGGACGTCTCGGGCCCGGACCTGTCCACCGACACCGACGAGATCACCAACCACGACTCGCCGGATGGGGTCGAGGAGTTCATCCCGACCATCAAGCGCACCGGCGAGATCACGTTCCCGCTCGTGTTCCTGCCCAGCGACCCCAGCCACGACAACGACACCGGGCTGCTGGCGGCGTGGGCGGACCGCTCCCTCGACAGCTACGTGCTGACGTACCCGGACACCTCGACGTGGACGTTCTCGGCCTACGTCACCGGGTTCTCCAACTCGGCACCGGTCGACGGTCACCTCTCGGCGGACGTGACGCTCCGGCCCTCGGGTGCCCCCGTCTTCGCGCCGCCGGCACCCTGATGGGCACGAAGGCGGCGATCACCGCTCCCATCACCCTGCCTCTGCTCGAGGACGCGTCGTCCGTCCTCGATCTGCCGGACCTCCAGGACGAGCTGGTCGATGTGCCCGAGTGGGGCTATCGCCTGCGGGTCCGCTCCCTCACGGGCACCGAGCGGGACGCCTTCGAGATCTCGCTGCTCGAAAGCCGGGGCAAGAGCCGCGAGGTCAACCTGCGCAACATGCGCGCCAAGCTCGTCGCCGCCTCGGTGCGCAAGACGGACGACAGCCGGGTGTTCAGCGATGGCCAGGTGGAGGCGCTGGGCCGGAAGAACGCTGCGGCATTGCAGCGGGTGTTCCGGGTGGCCCAGAAGCTGTCGGGTCTGGCCGAGGACGAGGTCGATGAGCTGGTCCGTGAACTGGGGGAAGACCCGAGCGTCGGTTCTGGTTCCGACTGACGCTGGCGCTCGGACATCGGTCGGTCGCCGCCTGCCAACGCTCGGTGAGCTCGAGGGAGTTCACCGAGTGGATGGCATACGCGCGCCTCGAGCCCTTCGGGGCGGAGGCGGACGACGCGCGCATGGCCCAGCTGCTGGCACTGATCGCGAACGTCAACCGCGACCCCAAGCGCCGCAAGACCCCATGGACGCCGGACGACTTCCTGCCGCGCCGTGGTCCCAAGCCGGAGCCCGAGCGGGACAGCCTGCGACCGCGGATCGATGCCGCGATGGCAGCCTTCGGCGGCATGCGGAAGCGGTGACCTGATGCCCGGCACCCTCGCCTCGCTGCTCATCAAGCTCGGCCTCGACGCCACGGGAGTGGAGCAGGGAGTCCGCCCGGGCGGAGAAGAGCATCGGCGGCCTGTCCACCGGTGCCGGCACGGCCATGAAGGTCGCGGGCTCGCTCATCGGCGGTGGCCTCGCCTTCGCCGCCAAGGGCGCGCTGGAGATGGAGGACCGCGCCGCCCGCTTCCAGGCGGACACCGGAGCCATCGCCCAGACGGTCGACCCCTTCGAGCGCGCCCAGAAGGCCATCGACACCTTCGGTGCCAAGGCCGGCCCCAAGCTGGCGCAGGCGCTCCAGGCATCGGGTGGCGACCTGTCGCGCTTCGGCTTCGAGCTGGACTCCATCACGGGCAAGACCGACGAGGCCGCGGACGCGCTCGACAGCACGCTGACATCGAAGCTGAAGCTCGCGGTCAACGGCGGACTCGCGATCCTGCGCGGCTTCGGCATGCAGGTGGGCCCCGTCCTCACCGGTGCGGTGAGCGCCATCAGCTTCGGCAAGAGCCTGGGCCTCGACCGGGCGCTCGGGCCGCTGTTCAAGGGCGCTGGGACCCGCGCCGCCGGTGCGTTCCGGGGCGCGCTCTCTGCGACGCTCGGCACCGCCGACCGGCTCTTCGGGCCGCTGATGTCCAAGGTCGGAGACGCCGCGTCGAGCTTCGGGCGCCTGGCCGG